TATAAAGAAGAAATAAAAAAGAAATATATAGAGACTTGGTATAACGAAGAATACATGTATTATTCTGGTTGGTCTGGAGTTGAAGAACCGGATATTCCAGACAACAATTATGATTCTCATCATTTTGTTTCTATTGACAATAACGACAATATATTAGGATATATTTCATATTCTGTTAGCTTTGTAACAATGAGCGCCGATCGTTTTGGTGCAATTAGTTTTGATAAAGGTAATGTATTATTTGCTAAAGATTTATATCAAATCATATGTGACATCTTTGAGAAATACCATTTGAATAGACTTTGTTGGAGCTGTATAGCAGACAATCCGGCTATTCGTGGGTACAGAAACTTTATTAAGGAGCATGGCGGCAGAGAGTGTGCTTATCATAAACAAATATGTAAATTAATGGATGGAAAGTTGCATGATGATGTGGAATTTGAAATTTTAGCAGAGGAGTTTAAAAGATAAACATGAATAACATTTATTTGGTTATGAGAGAAAAAGACAATGTAGTTGTGTCTATTATGCTGAATAAATCAGACCATACATATTCTTTTGTAAATCTTACAAAAGGACATATTTGTACTTGCAAATTTGCTACATTTGAAGATGCTATAAAAGATATGGATGAGAAGAAAGACAATGGAGAAGTCATAGATTATATAAAATTACTATGAATTATAAAGAAAGAACTGATTCTAAAGAGGTTTTAAATGGCAAAATATCTAATGAAATATAAAGGTACTTACAGGCTAAAAGCTGCAATAGATCAAAGTACCAATGATTATCCCAGAGATGATTCTGGAGGAATAGATCCAAGTTTTGATGATATTTATATTAAGTGTTATGGTGGCGCTCAGATATATCATTATGGTTTTTCTACTCTTGTAGCTTATATCCCATCTATAGGAAGAGGGCATAATATTTTAAAAGCTATAGCTAATGATATTGGATTACCGGAATATGAAACTTATGAAGAATTATATAAGGCACTTGAAGATGAAGGAACTATACGAAGTATCATGGAAAATGATAAAGAAATAGAATTTAAGTTCCATGCTCGTAAGTTAGAATACATAGCACTTTTTCTTAAACCTGCGATTGCAGGAGCTGATATTAGTCCTTTCTCGACTAAGAACTTACCCAAGTGTAATTACCCTATTCCTGAGGAAGATTTAGCAGAATACAACGCTATTTTGGATTCTATGGACAGTAAGGATTACTTGTTAGTCTCTAGGGTAACCGATGCTTTTTTGAACAATAAACTTCAAAAAAGTAAGCAGTATAGGACAATTGATTTGAAAAAAGATATGAAGAAAAAATGTTTAAAAACTAAAGAATATATCCATTCATTAGGCGAATGGAATGAATATATTGAATATTTAAAAAAGGAGATTTGTAAATGAAAAGAATAGCAAAGTTTGAAAAAGTAAGCTTAGAAGAATTCATGAAAGATTGGTGTGATACATTCGAATTAGACACCTCTGACGCTGACACGAGACGTGAAATAGAAGGCATTTATGGTAGTATTGAGCTTCCTAAAAGAGCAACAGTAGGAAGTGCCGGTTATGACTTCTTCACACCGCTTACACTTAATATGAAACCAGGTGAAACAGTAAAAGTGCCAACTGGAATTAGATGTAAGATTGATGAAGGATGGGTGCTGAAATGCTATCCAAGAAGCGGCCTTGGATTCAAATACCGTCTGCAGCTTGATAATACAGTAGGTATCATCGACAGTGATTACTATAATTCTGATAATGAAGGTCATATCTTTATTAAAGTTACTAATGATAGTAAAAGACCATGGAAAAATCTTAATGTACTTCGCGGAGAAGGATTCGCTCAGGGTATTTTTGTTGAATATGGTATTACTATTGATGATGAAGCTGCAGGAGTACGAAATGGTGGATTTGGAAGTACAACAGAGAATGAATAGGAGGATTTTATGTGGATCAGAAGTCAAAATCAAGAAAATTATTTAGATGCATCTGGAAAGACATTTTCTATATATAATGGGAATCAGATTCATTTAAAATATGCAAATAGTTCTATCTTTCTTGGAAAATATTCGTCTTATACGAAAACACTTAAAGTGCTGGATATGCTACGAAAACAAAATGATAAATGGCATTCTATGAATGTATTTTATTCATGCAATAATATGGGTTTATCTATTTCATCTATGAATAATGTACTTGCTGCACTAGAAGAAACCAATACATTTGAAATGCCACAGGATGAGGACGTGTAACTATGCTTACAACAGACAGAGAAAAAGCTATATGCGAAAAATATAGCGCATATGATAAAAATAATCGTGTCCATTGTAATGAGTGTCCACTTCGTAAAGGAGATTCTACTCAATATGACTTCCGGTGCAAAGCGAATAGTCATTATAATAGACACACTCGTGAATGGGAATATGATGATTAAAAGTAAAAAAAGAGGCACTCCATATATGGTTAGTGCCTCTTTAAAGAAAAATGTGTATGGTTATATGTATGAATGCTATACATCAAATACAACCATGTATAGTATATCATTTTATTTGATAAAAAGAAAGGATAACTATGAAAATTCGACTAAATAATTCAGCAGATGCTAAGGCTGTTGTATCTATTGCAAATAAGTTTAAAGATTGCGATATTGATGGTAGTATAGGACGATGCATTATAGATTTGAAATCTATATTAGGAGTATTATCATTTGGTCTTCCGAAAGTAATTGATATTACAGTAAGAAGCGATGATAAAGCTTTAGTTAAAGAATTTGAAGATAGTATAATGTTCTGGAGGTGCAATGACGATGGATGAAATGTTAACTCCAACAGATATACAAAAACATCTTAAAATAGGACGTAACAAAACATATCAGCTTATTCAATTAAGTTCTTTTCCTAAAATAAAAATAGGAAATACATACAGGATTCCTAAAGAAAAGTATCTTAAATGGATATCTGATAATATACGTAAAACAATATTTTTATAGTAAAAAATGGGAGCTATATCGAAATGATATAACTCCCTTATTTTTAATCAAGTAAATTTATGACTTCTGATTTATGTTTATTCATGATATGCATATATATGTTATAAGTTGTGGAAACATCTTCATGTCCAAGTATCTCTGATATTACCTTGATATCTACAGGTTGGTTCTGTTCCCATCCTTTCTGCAGCAGCATAGATCCGAACGAATGCCTAAGATCATGCAGGCCGAAGCCATTAGATTCGATGCCAGCTCTCTTGAGGATTGCTTTAAGCGTCCTGGTAAGAGTTGATTGTGATGGCGGAATATTGTTCTCAGTTACGAATATATGATCATCTCCGGATGCTTTTAAGCCAGGAGAGACAGTTTTAAGCCAGAGCAGCTGTTCCTTTGCACGATTTGCCAGAGGAATGACTCTGATTGACTTAGGACGCTTTGGTGTATCTATGAGCCACTGATATTTGCCATCTACTTTGATACGCTCCATTGTCTTATCTATGTTAATGGTGTTATTCTTAAAATCTATATCTTTCCATGTGAGAGCATAAGCTTCTCCTATACGCATACCAGTATAAAGAACTAACAGACAGAACCTAGCATTACGTCCATAGATATAATCACCTGTCCTTACGCCTGGTAAAGCAGAATCTGCTTTCATAAGAGCCGTATTATAAAACTTCTCAGCTTCTTCTAAAGATAAGAAAGAGTGTTCTTTCTTCTGTACTGCATATTTTGACTTATGCGGCATCTTAATCCCTTTTGCAGGATTCTCTGTGATAATGTTACAGGATACAAGATAGTCGAAAACAATATTGAAAAGAGTGCGTGTCTTTTTAACAGTGCTCTCAGAATATTTCTTCGACATATTTGTATAGTATGTTTGAATGACAATCTTGTCTATGGCAGCCATCTGGACATCAGCAATCGGATTAGTTTTAATATAGCAGCGATTTGTAGACTGAAGAGTAGCATAGTTATTTGTCTTGAAAGTCGGCTCCAACGTCTGCAGGATATTATCTATACATTCCCCAAGAGTCATCTTACGATAATCTTTTTGGTTAACCCTCATACTCTTAGCTTCAAATTCTTGTATCTTGCGTTTTACATCAGCTTTTGTCCTTCCTACAAATTCTTTCCGGCTTGTCATACCATCATATTTCTTACGGTACCTATAGTATGTAATGTCATTCTTTGTTACAGTATCCCATGATCCTGAACCTTTTTCCCTTCTTGCCATATACATCCCTCCGTTGTGCAAATTTACACTAATTTTACTTACAAAATAAAAAACTTTACTTTTTTCCAAAATTATGATAATATGAATTATGTGTTAAGTAAATTATAGCATACGGATAAGGATGAAGCAATAATTATTTCCCCCTTATCAATGTGGAAAATGAAATATTCCCCCTTATTTCCCCCTTATGAATTAAATTTAATAGGGTGAAAAGGGTATAAACTAACACGACTAGGTATCAAGTTTGACAACTGAATATCTCTTACAAGTGGCCTTAAAGCCAGTAAAATCAATGCTTTTCAGTATTTACAAGGGTTTAAAAAGATTGATTTTCAAGATACGCGCCTGTAGCTCAGTGGATAGAGCAGTGGTTTCCGGTACCATGTGCGGGGGTTCGATTCCCTTCAGGCGTGCTGCCTGGGACGTATGTACAGTTCCGGTGCGTTGTATCACAGGAGTTATCAGAATCGGGAACTGTCAGAAATCGTATGCGGCAGTGAACGGAGCAAACGGTAACTCATAAGGAGGACAAGAACTTGGATGATTTTAGAGAATGGTTATCAGATAATCTCCGGTATTTTATGCTGGGTGGAGCTATTCTGATAATTGTGGTTGTCCTGTTTTGCGGCATTCGAGCCTGTTCCGGAAGTAATAAGGGGAATTCCGGAGATAAACAGAAAATCACATCCGAAGACCAGGGAAATGTTCCTTCTTCTCCGATAAGTGAAGGGGAGTCTGACGAGAAGAAAGAAGACGCCAATCCCATGGAAACAGCAGATGCAGACGTTACTGCATTGATCACGAGCTATTATCAGGCTCTGGGGGAAAAAGATATTGCAACGCTGAAGACTCTGGAAGATGATTTCACACCGTCTGATGAGTCAAAAGTCACAAATTTGAAAGATTATATCGAAGGGTATGAAGTAGGCGATGTGTACACGAAGAAAGGTATGACAGATGATTCTTACGTGGTTTACGCCTGTTTCTCGTATATCTGTCAGGGCGTTGAGACCAAGGCCCCTGCACTGACTCAGTTCTATGTATATAAGAACAGCGAAGGGAACTGGGTGATCAATAACGGAGCTTTACAGGATTCTGAGATTTCCGCATATATGGAAAAACAGTTATCAGACAGTGATGTTTCAGCTCTTATAAAGAAGGTGCAGAATGAACTGGATCAGGCACAGCAATCTGATCCGTCTCTTGAAGAATTCCTGAATGGTCTTGGGGAGGAAGCAGGTGTGTCAACAGAGGCAGAAGATGGCACGATGCTTACTGCTTCGGAGGAATGTAATGTACGCGCAGAAGCCAGCACAGATGCTGATATCCTTGGCGTGATCTCAGCAGGTGATCAGGTTCAGAAGACAGGTACTGATGGTGAATGGGTTCAGATCGACTACGACGGTCAGACCGGATACATCAGAGGAGATTTACTTGAATAAAATTGAATATGGAACGTAAAAAATACAGGCGGTTATCCTTGTGGTAACTGCCTGTATTTTTACGTTCCGTTTTTCTGACATTGTTCTTGTCAGCTTCTGCTGGAGATTTTGCTGTTCTTATTACTTTTCGCAACTTCCGCATGGGACTTACTTGATTCAATTAAATTCACCGTATGTAACTCCTGCCGATAATTCTGTCTGATGCAGGGAAGCCAGTTCGTGTACTGTTACAAGTTGATAGCCTTCTTTGATAAGCTGCGGGATCAGGATCTCGGCTGCATCTACAGAGGTGCTGAAAATGTCATGCATCAGAATAATGGAACCATCTTTTACGTTATTCATGACTTCCTCAACCGTAGATTCCACATCCTGCGTTTTCCAGTCCAGAGTGTCAATGGACCACAGAATCATCGGGGTTCCCACAGTTGATTTTACCGTATCATTAACAGATCCATATGGCGGGCGGACCACCGAAGCTCCCTCACCTGTAAGATTTACAAGCTGTTCATCCACTCTTGCAATTTCTGAACTGATCTCATCCGAAGAAAGAGTCGCCAGATCCTTATGGTCATAAGTGTGGTTTCCAAGTTCACAGCCCAGTTTCTTCATGCGTTTTACTTCGTCCGGAAAACTGGCAATCTCAGTACCCACCATAAAGAAAGTTGCCTTTGCATTATTTTCTTCCAGACAGTCCAGAAGACGGCCTGTAAAAGAGCTGGGACCATCATCAAAAGTAAGGGCAACCGACTTCTTTGCCGTAGATGTACCGGACTTGTCAGAGGTAGCTGACTTATCTGAAGATTTCTTCTTCGAGGATTTTTTCTTTGGTGTATAACCTTTCAGAGAACCATCTGTATCCAGTTCATAAGTTTTCTTATCTATTATTACAGTCCCTGTCTGCAGAATGCCATCCATATCAAAATAATACCGCTTCTTTCCGATATCTGTCCAGCCTGTCTGCATAATACCGGTCTCATCCATATAGTACTGTTTCCCGTCTGTATCTGTGAACCATCCTGTGTATGGCTTATCATCCACCAGAAACATCCAGTTACTTCCACTGGAAGCCCAGCTGCCCTCT